GATGCTGGAGGTGACGTTGTACAGGCTAAGAAGTTAGCTGGGTATGGCGACAACTCCAGTACAACTTCTATAGTGGAGGCACTTAAAGATGAAATCGCTGAAAAAACTAGGACTTACTTTGCTAGGACTGCCCCGAAAGCTGCTTTCGCGCTTATGGGCGCTTTGCAAGACCCCACTCAGTTGGGTATCAAAGAAAAAATGATAGCTGCCAAGGACGTGCTTGATAGAGCAGGTCTTGGTAAAGTAGACAAAGTAGATGTCACCAGTGGAGGTGGCATTTTTTATTTACCACCTAAAGAAGGTACAAACGAATAATACCTCAAAGAGAACTGGGATTCTGGCAGTTACCTCTGCCACCCAAAGGACACAACAAAGAGTGGCACGTAATAGTTAGGACTACTGTAAAGGTTCCGTTCGGCTATGAAGTAGATCCAAATAATGATAGACTACTTGTTCCTATAGAACATGAGTTAGATGCATTAGAGCTTGCAAAGCAACACCTAAAGCAGTATAGTTACAGAGCAGTAGCTCAGTGGTTGAGCAAAGAAGCAGACCGATACATATCACACATGGGTCTAAAGAAGAGAATAGAAGTTGAGCAAAGACGTAGAAAAGCATCTGCAATTAAACGTAAGCTTGCCAAGTGGCTCCAAGAGACGCTCTCGCAAATCGAGAAGCTCGAAACACAAGGGGTCGGAGCATACTCAGAAGCCAGCGGAGATAGAAGCCCCCCAAACTGAACCTATCCCAGCGCAGGTAGTAGCACCTGAGTATGACGTAGATGAAGCACAGGAAGTTGTCTTTAAACCTAACGAAGGTCCACAAACATCTTTCTTGAGTTCGTCTGAGAGAGAAGTACTATACGGAGGGGCAGCAGGTGGTGGTAAATCATATGCTATGTTAGCAGACCCATTACACGGCCTTAACGATCCACACTTCTCTGGACTCCTTGTACGACACACAACTGAAGAACTAAGGGAACTAATACAGAAGTCACAGGAGTTATACCCACGTGCCATACCAGGAATCAAATGGTCAGAGCGTAAGTCACAGTGGATCTCTCCTAGAGGTGGAAGACTATGGATGTCATATTTGGACAAGGATACCGATGTCACACGTTACCAAGGACAAGCTTTTAACTGGATTGGATTTGACGAACTTACTCAATGGCCTACACCTTACGCTTGGGATTATATGAGGTCACGTCTTCGTAGTGCACACGGTAGAGAGTTAGGTCTGTACATGAGAGCTACAACAAACCCAGGTGGTGCTGGACATAGTTGGGTAAAGAAGATGTTTATAGATCCTGCACCTGCAGGTAAAGACTTTTGGGCTACAGACATTGAATCAAGTAAAACAATTACATTCCCTAAAGGACACAGCAAGGAAGGTCAGCCTCTATTCAAGCGTAGGTTTATACCTGCATCTCTCTTCGATAACCCGTACCTTGCCGAAGAGGGTGACTATGAGGCCATGCTCTTATCACTACCAGAGCATCAGAGAAAGCAACTCCTTGAAGGAAACTGGGATATCAACGAGGGAGCAGCATTTCCCGAATTTGACAGAACTGCCCACGTTATCGAACACTTTGACATTCCTAAGTCGTGGTCAAGGTTTCGCGCTTGTGACTATGGGTATGGTTCTTATACTGGGGTTCTGTGGTTTACTGTGGCTCCTGATGAACAGCTTATAGTCTACAGGGAAATGTATGTCTCTAAAGTTACAGCTACAGATCTAGCTGATATGATACTAGAGGCAGAAGCTCAAGACGGTGGTATGAGATACGGTGTGCTTGATAGTTCTTTATGGCACAACCGAGGCGATACTGGGCCATCACTAGCTGAACAAATGAACATGAAGGGTTGCCGTTGGCGTCCTTCTGATCGTTCAAGAGGGTCACGTATCGCAGGAAAAAACGAGATACATAGGCGTTTGAAGGTAGATGACTTTATAGAAAAGCCTATGTTAGTATTTATGAATAACTGTGTAAACACCATAGCACAGATACCAAGCATCCCACTGGACAAAAAGAATCCAGAAGATGTTGACACCAAAGCAGAAGATCACTTGTATGATGCTCTTCGTTATGGTATAATGACTAGACCACGCAGTAGTATATGGGATTACAACCCAGCCAAACAACGATCTGGTTTCCAAGCCAGTGACTCAACATTCGGGTATTAAATATGGCAGAAGAAATGTTTGAAACAGATGATGTCGTTGCAGCAGAAGATGCAGACGATAAAATCTTTAAAGAAAAAGATAGTGTAATTGGCTTTATAAAAGAACGGTACAAAAGGTCTGAAGACTCTAGATATGCTGATGAGCAAAGATGGCTTAGAGCATACAGAAACTACAGAGGCTTGTATGGTAGTGATGTACAATTTACTGACGCAGAGAAGTCTCGTATCTTTGTAAAGGTTACTAAAACAAAAACACTAGCAGCATATGGACAGATAGTAGATGTACTATTTGGTAACAATAAGTTTCCTCTATCTGTAAATCCTACAGTACTACCTGATGGTGTTGCTGAGTCTGTACATATAAACATAGACCCTAGAGTAGAAGCAGGACAGGCTGCTATTAGTGCAGCTATGGGATCACCAGCGCCAAAGCCCTATCTAATAGATGGCGATACAGAATTAAAACCTGGTGAAACACTTATGGATCTACAGGCTAGGCTAGGTGGCATGGAAGAGAAACTAGCACCTGTGTCTGAGAAGATTATAGAGGGTGATGGTACTACAGCCACGACAGTTACATTTCATCCTTCTATGGTTGCAGCTAAGAAGATGGAGAAGAAGATCCATGATCAGCTACAGGAAAGCGGAGCTACTACACACCTAAGAAGTATGGCATTTGAAATGGCACTACTTGGTACAGGTGTTATGAAAGGTGCGTTTGCTGTAGATAAAGAATACCCTAACTGGAATGAAGATGGCGAGTATGAACCTATAGTAAAAACTGTTCCAGAATGTGACCACGTTTCTATATGGGATTTCTATCCTGACCCTGAAGCCAAAGACATGGATGAGGCAGAGTATGTTGTACAAAGACATAAGATGTCACGAACACAACTACGCAAACTAAAGACACGTCCTTTCTTTATGAATGACGGTGTCCAGCTTGCTATAGACAAAGGCCCAGACTACGTGCAGAAGTACTGGGAAATGACTATGGAAGACGATGACACCCAGCCAACATCAGAACGTTGGGAAGTATTAGAGTTCTGGGGTTTTGTTGATACTAAGTTATTAGAAGAACATGGTGTAGATATACCTAGTGAGCTTAGTGACCTAGATGAAGTCAACTGTAACGTATGGGTATGTAACGATGAAGTACTACGATTTGTACTAAACCCATTCAAGCCTACACGTATACCCTACTACGCTGTGCCATATGAGCATAACCCATACTCCTTCTTTGGCGTTGGTATTGCTGAGAACATGGATGATACACAGACATTGATGAATGGCTTTATGAGAATGGCTATTGACAATGCTGCAATGTCTGGTAATCTAATCATAGAAGTAGATGAGACTAACTTAGTTCCCGGCCAAGACCTATCTGTTTATCCTGGAAAGATATTCAGGAGACAGGGTGGCGCTCCAGGACAAGCTATCTTTGGTACAAAGTTTCCAAATGTAGCACAAGAGAACATGCAACTATTTGATAAAGCGAGGGTACTAGCTGATGAGTCTACTGGATTCCCATCTTTTGCACATGGTCAAACAGGAGTTCAAGGAGTTGGGCGTACTGCTTCTGGAATCTCTATGCTTATGTCTGCTGCTAACGGTAGTATCCGTACCGTTGTTAAGAATGTTGATGACTATCTAATTAGACCATTAGGCAAAGCATTCTTTGCATTCAACATGCAGTTTGACTTTGATGAGAATATAAAGGGTGACTTAGAAGTACATGCGTCAGGTACAGAAAGCTTGATGGCTAACGAAGTACGTAGTCAACGTTTGATGCAGTTCTTACAAGTAGCACAGAATCCAGTACTTGCACCATTTGCTAAGATGGATTATATTATACGTGAGATTGCTAAGAGCATGGACTTAGATCCTGATAAGGTGACTAACTCTATTGCTGATGCAGCTATACAAGCTGAAATCTTAAAAGGTTTTCAAGCGCCAGCGCCAACACCAGAGCAAGGCGTAGCTGGTCCTGAAGGTCAAGGCCCACAAAGTGTAGCTGATACTACTGGTGGTGGAGGATCACAAATAGGTATGGGTACAGCACCACTACCAGAAGAGCAAGGATTTACAGGCAATGCACCTCAAGCAGTTGGTCAATGATAAAGAATGTTACGAACAGTTTCAACAGCATATAGATGAACTAATTAAAACTAGACAACGTGCGCTAGAGACAGCTAATGAACCTCATGTTATACATAGACAGCAGGGTGCAATAGACGTACTAAGAAAGTTAAAGTTACTGAGGGAAACGGTGAATGGACCAACCAACTGAGGAAGAACGTCTTGAGTTTGTAAAGTCTTATGGTGTAGAACCTGTAACAGACATAAAGACTGATCTTACATTTAAAGATGCTGCTAAGACTGTAGCTGAGATGACTCCTATAATAGGAGATGCTATGGCAGCAAAAGAGATCTATGACGAGCTTCAGAAAGAAGATCCTGACTACCGCTTTGTTGCTGTACTAGGTGGCGCTGCTCTAGTAGGTGCAGTTCCAGGTATTGGAGATGTTGCTGCTAAAGGTATACGTAAAGCAGCAGATATGATAAAACGTATTGAGGTTGACCCTGATGCTGTAGGTATGATGGGTGGTAATGTTAGGTTAAAGCCTAAAGTAAAAGAAGACGTACCAACTGTAGAAGCTGCAGGTCTTACAGATGAAGCTATTGAAGAATGGCGTGAAAAAAATGCTACATCGGAAGAGTTTCGTAAAAAGTTAAAAGGCCGTAATGAAGAACTACAAGAGTTAGCTTCAGGAGTAGAAGAAGGTAGAGTATTTACTAGTACCTACAGAAAACGTGCTGATGAACTTAGGCCGATACGTGTAGTAGAAGAAGTACCAAAGCCAGCTACATTTGTAGAAGCAGTAAGTGCTTTGAATGCAGGTAAACGTAAGAAACCTATGATTGGCTTAAATGCTTCTATACCAGACGGTGATCAAGTAACTGCAAGATTAGATATAGATGCATATACAGATTATGATGTATGGGTTCCTACTCTAACGCACCCTGAACTAAAAACAGTTTATAAACCTGCTGTTGTATTAGAAGATGTAAAGTTTATACAACCCGAAGGAAGAGAGCCTAAAAAAGCTTTAGGTGTAGCTAAAGGTGGAGGTAAAGCACCTTTTGCTGTTATGACAGGTAAGTATGTTGAAGCTACAGACGATGAAGCATACAAGCTTGCACAGGATGTTTTTGACAATCCTGAATTTACACAGGTAGGTTATGACCCTACACGTAGGGGCTTCTTCTATGATAGAGAAACAGGAGAAGCAATAGTAGCAGCAGATACAGTAGTTCAAGTAGGACACTTAGTATTAGCACGTAATGCAAAAAAGATGGATGCAGAAGCATTCCCATTTAGTGAGGGCGGTATGGCTTTAGAAGAACAGATGAACATGAACTTTGGTGATGTACCTGATAATACAATAGGCATAGATCCTGTGTCAGGTAATGAGATACCGATGGGTTCTACAGCAGAGAATGTACGAGATGATATACCAGCTAACCTAAGTGAAGGTGAGATAGTTGTAGCTGCTGACGTAGTAAACTTTCATGGTGTAAAACTATTTGAAGACCTACGTGCTGAAGCTAAGATGGGCTACCAAGAAATGGCACAAGATGGACGTATGGGTGGTGAGCCTATGGATGATGACATGGGTATGGACATAGAACTTTCTGAGTTAGACTTAGAAGTAATGGATGATGAAGCACCTGTACAAATGAACAGGGGTGGAAGATCTATGGCTGACTACAAAGATGTAGCAAAGAATAGAAATATAAAAGCTCCTAAACGTACTGCACCACGTAAGACACACGCAGAGATAATGGCTCAAGCTTTTGGTTCTAATACTGATTCACGTAAAGACAACTCTCCAGCAGCTATATCTGCTAGAGTTCAGGCTAGAAAAGATAAACCAAAGAATAGATTTGAAGCTATACGAAACAGACTAAGAGATGTATTTAAAGATGATGATGACAATCAATCTAGGTTTGACTTTGGATTTAGTGGTAACCCTATGGAACGTGCAGCACGTAAGTATGGGTCACCAGCATCAGCAACAAAGAATGAATCACTAAGAGCAGGTCAAGTAGCAGGTACATATACAGGAGGCCAAGAGCCTGTAAATAACTCAGTACGTTACTATGAACAACCATTCTACAAAAGACTTATGGAAGGTTTAGGCTTTGATGAAGGTGGGCTTGTACCAGACGAAGATACAAACCTCATAGGTGGTGAAGCCCAGTTCAATCAACCGTTCTATGCCCCTGATCAAAAGGGTGGCTTTGACATGGAGAACGCCTATGTAGACTATGGTGATAGTACAGGTGGTGGTCCTCTACTTGAGATGCGTGAGTACATGAACGATGAAGGTCACAGAATATTTATTACCTTTATAGATGGTGTAGCACAAATGGAAATACCTGCTGGTTACTATCCAGTGGGTGAAGGTGTAGCTGTAGCTCCTACCCCTGCAATAGGCGGTAGCGGTGGTTCTGATTCTGGAGGAGGTATGGATATGCCAACACCAGATCCTGTTAACTATAAAGAGCTAAGTCTTGAGGAATTAACTGACATGGTAAATAGTCAAGGTGATTTGAAAGGTGATGTAATAGCAACAGGTTTGGGATTACTAAATCCTTTAATGGGCGCAGCAGTTAAGTTTGCAATGTGGAATCAAACAAGACAAGTAAAGAGAGAGATAGAACGTAGATTAACATCTAATGAAACTTCAAATGTAGATAAGATGCGCTATCAAAACTTACTTGAGATTGCAGAAAGAGAAACACCTACACTACTAGATAAGATACTAGGAAGAGACTTTGAAAAAACTGTAGGTCAAATACCTAAACCAGTAACACCTGATACAGATTTTGCTGATCCTACTATGGCTGGTGGACAACCTTACACACCTGGAGCAGGAAGTGTTTACACACCAAATGATCAAACAGCAAGTCAAACTACAACTCCGGGAGTAGATGATGGGCTTAGTAATGAGCTTAAAACACAAATTGAACAAGCATCTGCAGACGCTGCAAGTGCAGCTTTTGGCTCCCCAAGTAAAACTGTTAAACCTGTAGGTAACGATGACTTCATTGAGGCTGTTAAACAAGACCCAGACTCTTTCTTACCACCCACATCTGCAAATGACAATAATGATTCACCTATCTCCAGACCACCTACACCTGCAGCTAAACCCTCACCTATATATGATAATGTTGCAGCAGGTGATTATGATGATGACTCAACAGGTGTTTACAAAGGCGGCATGATGAGGAAGAAGAAGAAGAAAAAATCCAAATAACTATAAGGCTACTCAGCTACGGCTGACCCCAACATAAGGAAAAAACAAATGGCAGAGATGCAACACGAAAAAGTAAACATAAAGAAAGTGCCGATGCAGTCAGCATCATATGCACGTAACGAAGATCGTATTAATAAAGATGAAGCTGAATTAGCAGAGCTAATAAAGCAAGCCAAAGAAGCTAAAGGTATAGTAGATGAGCCAGAAGAAGAAGCCTCTGAAGCTGAACCCAGTAGCGAAGAACCTCAAGCTGAACCAGTTCAGGCAGAGAGTGATACCAAACAAGAAGAGAAACCAGAAGCCAAAGCACAAGAAGATGATGAGCTAAGTGCTGAAGAGAAGAACTTTAAGAAACGTTATGGTGATCTACGCAGACATCAGCAGGACAAAGAGAAAGAGTTTACTGCTAAGATAGAAGCATTAGAATCTCAACTTAGTAAAGCTGCTAAGAAACAGCTTGTACTCCCAAAGACTGATGAAGAGCTAGAGGCTTGGACTAAAGAATATCCTGATATAGCATCTATTATAGAAACTATAGCTGATAAGAAATCTAAAAGTGCAGCTAAAGATATAGAAGATCGAATGGTTGAACTAGAAGAGATGCGACAGAATGCACATCGTGATAAAGCTGAAGCAGAACTTGTTAAGATGCATCCTGATTTTATAGAGATACGTCAAGACGATACGTTTCATAACTGGGCAAAGGAACAACCTAAGTGGGTACAAGATGCTTTGTATGAAAACGTTGATGATGCAAAATCTGTAGCACGTGTAATAGACTTATACAAAATTGACAAAGGTATTACTAACAAGAAGAAAGCTAAACCTGATGAGAAAGCAGCAGCATCTTCTGTCAAGACAAAAAGTGCAGCAGCACCAGAACCAGATGAGTCAGCTAAGATGATTCGTGAGTCTGAGGTAGCTAACATGTCAATCAAAGAATATGAGAAGAGGGCAGATGAAATCATGGATGCCCAACGTAACGGAAACTTTATTTATGATATGTCAAGAAAGTAGTTGACATTCTAAGTATCATAGATAAAACTATAGCATATACACAACATTAGTGTGTATGCTTAACTCAAGCACTAGCCACACAAAAGAACTACCTCTAAGTACAGGCCCAACGCAGACAGGCAGCGCAGCCTAGAAGCAAAGTTGACTACCCTATTACAAAGAGCCTCTTCATGGTGGATATGTAGCATTACTTCAACGCCATATCTATAAGGAGATTTAACTATGGCTATAGCACTCGCCTCTGGCAAATCAGGATTTGACGGCAATTTCAGCCCGATTATCTATTCCAAACAAGCACAGATCGCTTTACGTAAAGCTTCTGTTGCAGCAGCAATTACCAACAGTAACTACTTTGGTGACATTGCAAATCAAGGGGATGTTGTACGCATTCAAAAAGAGCCTGACGTAACAGTTAACACTCTTGAGCGTAAAACAGCAATCTCTGTAGAAGACCTAGATGATTCTGAGTTCACACTCACCATTGATCAAGCTAACTACTTTGCTTTTAAAATGGATGACATTGAAGACCAGTTTGCAAATGTTGATTTCGTAAGCCTAGCTGCAGATAGAGCAGCATATAAAATGGCTGACGCAATGGATGTAGACTTACTTCTTTACATGTCAGGTCACTTAGCAAACGGTGAGTACTCAACCGCCGCAGCAGGTACAGCACAGCACCCAACGGCTGGCGAAATAAATGGTGAATTTTTAAAGGTTAACCAATTAGACGCTACTGACTTTGGTTCATTAGGTTCAGCAGACGCTGCATCTACAGCATATGCTACTAATGATTCTATTCCATTAGCAGTACGTTTACCTGGCGCTACAGCATTATCAACAGCTACTGTATCACCTTTGTCCGTTGTCGCACGTATGGCACGTCAAATGGATACAGCAAATGTTGACTCACGTGGACGTTACATAGTTGTTGACTCTATCTTCATGGAAATGATGAAAGACGAAGACTCACGTCTCTTGAATGCTGACTTCGGTGGAGCAGGTCTACAGAACGGTCTAGTAATGAACAACTTACACGGCTTCAGAGTCCACGTATCTAACAACCTACCTTCAAAAGGTAACGGTGCAGGACACGCTGGCGCACTAGCTCAGAACGCACATTACGGTGTGATCTTAGCTGGACAAGAAGACGCAGTTGCTTCTGCAGAGCAGATCAACAAAGTTGAAAACTACAGAGATCCTGACTCATTTGCAGACATCGTACGTGGTATGCACCTATATGGACGTAAGATTCTACGCCCACAAGGACTTGTCACAGCACGTTACAACGTTGCATAATCAAGATAAACTTAGAGGCTGGCTTTTGCTGGCCTCTTCGTGCATTTAACAAAAGGACATTCTCATGGGTACTATTACTACAGCAATGTGCAACAGCTTCAAGCAAGAGCTACTTGGGGGTGTTCACGACTTAGACACACACACATTAAAGATAGCTTTAATTAAACCCTCTCCTACAAGTAGCTTCAGTAAAGCTACCACTAACTATTCAGACCTTACAGCTAACTCAGATGAAGCTACAGGAACAAACTATAGTGCAGGAGGACAGGGATTGGATTCGCCTGTCATTTCATTATCAGGGGATACGGCACTTGTAGACTTTGCAGATGAAGTATTCTCTAATTTAACAATTACTGCTGCTGGAGCTTTACTGTATAACAGTTCAGTCAGTAACAAAGCTATAGCTGTATTCTCGTTTGGCTCAAACGTAGCCTCAACAGCAGGTGACTTTACTGTTATCTTTCCTACAGCAGATGCATCCAATGCAGTCATACGTATAACGTAAAGGTAATACAATGGCATTAGTACTAAAAGACCGTGTACGTGAAACCACTACTACTACAGGAACATCAAACCTAACTCTTGGTGGTGCAAGTGCTACCTTCGATACATTCGCATCAGTCATGTCTACTAATGATACGACTTACTACGCCATTGTGCATACAGCTAATGGTACTGATGAGTGGGAAGTAGGACTAGGTACATACAGTGGCACTAACACACTAACACGAACTACAGTACTATCAAGTTCAAACAGTGGATCAGCAACAAACTTCTCAGCAGGAACTAAGTTTGTATTCATAACTTTACCTGCTAGTGTTGCTGCTCACCTTGACCCTGCATCTAACGATCACGATTTAAACTCTATAATCTCTTTTGGTAATCACGACACAGATGATCTATCAGAAGGGTCTACTAATTTATACTTCACAAACGCTAGAGCAGATGCACGTGTAGCGGCATCAACAGCTTTTGATGCAGCAGGTTCAGCCGTTGCACTAGCAATAGCTTTGGGATAGCAATATGGCAAATACATTTCTTAGAAAGACTTCACGTAGCATAGGCACATCAGCCACCATAGTGGGAAGCTACACAGTAGGGAGCAGCACAGCTACAACCGTTATCGGTTTGTCTTGTGCTAATAGAACTACTGCAGCTATAACAGTTGATGTAGCACACAATGACGGATCTAATGATACGTTCTTAGTTAAACAAGCTACAGTACCTAGCGGAGGCAGTCTTGTTGTCGTAGGAGGTGATCAAAAAGTCGTTCTACAAACAAACGATAAGATTAAAGTGACATCAAGTGCTGCCTCCTCTTGTGATGTAATGATGAGTATATTGGAGATTACCTAATGGGTAAGTCTAAAGATTTAGCTTCAGGCGCAGCATATCAGGATCAGACTGAAAGTGATACACGATATGTAAATACCGCTGGCGATACGATGACAGGTGCGTTGACTGTTGATACTGCTACAAGTACAAACCTGACTGTAGATAGTGGTGTATATGGTGGAATACAGTTTAAAGTTGCTGGTACAGACACAGGCTACATTACTTCTTACACTAATGGGTCTGGTGCAGAGGCTATGTATATAGGTGGCGCAGATACAGTCAACTTACACACTGGCACAAATCATGCCTTAACAGGTGGTACTACTAGATTACAGATAGACAGTTCAGGCCGTGTGACAATGCCTAATCAGCCTAGTTTTTCTGCATACAGAGATGCAGGGCATGTTACTGGAGGCAATGTTTATGTTTTTGATCACACTCATTATAATGTCGGAAACATGTATAACTCATCCAATGGTAGAGCAACAGTGCCAGTAGCAGGAAAGTACCTTCTAACTTTTTGGTTAATGACTAACAATGATGCTACATATGATAATAGGTATATTAGACTTAGAATAAACAATGTAAGTCCAGCTTATAAAAATATATATAGTTCTAGTGGTGGTAGTGTTCATCATCAGTTTAGTTGGGCAGGTGTAATTAGCCTAAGTGCTAATGATTATGTTGACATATATGTTGATAACCTGAACATGTACGGTGTTAATGGTATATATAGCAACTTTAGCATGCAGTTACTAAGTTAGGACACAGACATGGCATACATAGGACAATCTCTAACCGAAGGTACAAGAAGGGCGCAAACATATACAGCTACTGCTGGACAAACCACATTTAATGCTGTATACTCTATTGGAAACCTAGACGTATATCAAAACGGAATACTATTACAACCTGCTGATTACACAGCTACCACAGGAACTACAGTTGTGTTAGGCGCTGCTGCTGCACTAGACGATGAGATCACTATTGTATCTCACAACATATTCAGCGTAGCAGATGCACCCACACTATCAGGTGGTGGTACATTTGCAAGCAGCATTAGAGCTACACTGTTTGATAGTGAACAACATAAGACTAAACTGGCATTGTTTCAGACTAATGATCAAACACTGTCAAATAACGTAACCATAGCAAGCACAGAGAATGCTAGTTGTAACGGACCTCTTGCGGTGACATCTGGTGTGACGCTTACAGTTAGTGGGAACTTGACAATCATATGAGTACTTTACATGTAGAAAACTTAAAAGGTCTTAGCTCTGGCGGTAATGCCAATAAGATTATTGTACCGTCTGGTCAGACTATAGACGTTAGTGCAGGAACGTTAACGCCAGGTGTCGGACAAGTAGTACAAGAAACTTTTACTAAAGGTAATAATAACGTTACTTCTTCTGGTAGTGCATGGGTTAACTCAGTAGTTGTAGGTTCAATAACACCAAAATTCTCTAACAGCATAATTAGATTGTTTGCAACAGTAGCCG